GTGGGTTATTAGCTTCTGCGTGTTCACCATAAATGTTAACAACGCCTGTATTTGCATCTGTTGCTGCGCCACTTACATCAAGTTTAGTCGATGGTGTATCTGTTCCTATACCAACATTACCATCAATTATTGATACATCTCCATTAATAGTAATATCTCCACCATTATCGATTCTAAAAACAGATTGATTATCATCTTGTATATCGACAATTACTTCATCACCAAGTTGATTAATTGTTACTGCTGGACCAGTTCCACTATTTGTAACGCTCCATTGCTCAGATGTTACATCTTCAATATCAATTTGAGTAACATTACCTTTAAATAAAACATCACCTTCAACCTCCAAATCACCCGAAATAATACCACCTGTAAGAGGAAGATGCTTAATACCAATCCACTTATTTTCGTCACTATTCCAAGTGAGTGAAGCCCCATCAACTTTTGCGGTCGATCTTTGAACATCATTTAAACGACCAAGCCAAACTTCACCACCTCCACCAATTGTGGCCATTTGAGCATTAACTGCATTTTTCCAGCTTTGGAAAGTATTATCTGTTTTACTTACATAAGTATCAAATTCTTTTTTTGCCTTATCAAAAAGCGGTTCAATAATCTTTTTTACATTGGGTACTTCTGCATCTTTACCATCAGCTCCGTCTTTACCATCGATGCCATCCTTTCCATCCTTACCATCAACACCATCTTTTCCGTCGATGCCATCACGCCCGTCCTTACCATTGACGCCATCCTTTCCATCAATACCGTCTCGGCCATCCTTACCATTGGTACCATCTTTTCCAGATTCTCCTTTATCGCCCTTAAGACCTTGCTCTCCCTTTTCTCCTTGAGGGCCAATATCACCTTTGTCACCTTTATCTCCTTGAGGGCCAATATCACCTTTGTCACCTTTATCGCCTTGAGGGCCAATATCACCTTTGTCACCTTTATCGCCTTTAAGACCTTGCTCTCCCTTTTCACCTTGAGGGCCAACGTCACCCCTTTCTCCTTTAATACCTTGAGCACCAACATCACCCTTATCACCCTTTATACCTTTATCGCCCTTAATACCTTGAGCACCAACATCACCCTTATCACCCTTTATACCTTTATCGCCTTTAGGACCAGGTGTTGCTTCAATTAGGAGTGTGGCATTCTCAATCTCTTGTATTTTTTCTGAAAGAGGCTTAATTTGTTTCTGTAATTTTTTATATACCGCTACAGAAAACGCACTATTTACATCATCTAAATTTGACATAACGCTATTAGTCTTCTAATATTTTAGTCATACTTTGTAACATTTTCAATTGAGCTTCGTGTAACTCTTCTTTACGTTCTTCACTTTCATACATATTATTTACATGTATATTTTCGTTGGATTCAACATCTAAATCCAAATCCTCTTCATCTTCTCCTTCTCCTTCTTCTCCTTCCGAATCAGAACCTTCATCTGCAATTTCTTTATTGATTCTTTCAATATCATCATCAGATTGTCTTAGAATATTATTACGAATCCACTTAGTAGAATAGAATTTGCCAATGTACTCATTTAAGGTGCTAAGCATGTCGATTCGTTCTTTTAATATTTCATTTTCCTTTAGTTCAGAAAAATAATTATCTTCTATAAAATCAATAGAAATATTTTCTACAATTTCTTCCCAATCAGATTCACTAATAATGCCTTTTAAAATGAGCTGTATACGAAGAGCTTCAAGCAAAATATTAGAAAACTTCTTACGAATACGATCTACAAACTTCTGGAATTTTACCTCATCTCTTGAAATTTCAGAAGCTCTACCAAGGTTAAATGAATCGTCTGCTTCTAGACGAGAGATCGGAACATTGAGAGTTTTATATAGTTTCTTTTGGAAAAACAGAATATCATCAATTTGTCCTAAGTTTTCTCCACCTGGAAGGGTAGTAATTTCTGTACCTCTCCCTCCTTCTCTACGTGGAAGCCAAAAATCTTCTAACATAGACATATGTCTACGATCATCTTTAATATCACCAGTCTGAGCATCATAAACAAGTTTATTACGGTACTTATTCATAATACCTTGAACGTATTCTTCAGCCTTACCTTTTGGCAAATTGCCAACGTCAATATAAAAGATTCTTCTTTCTGGTGCTCGTGAATAACGATACATCACCAATGAATCTTCCATCATTCGAAGCTGATTAACTGGCTTCAAAGCTTTATGTAAATATGATACGACTCTCTTTTGAGTAGCATCTAAAAGACCAGATGTAACATTAATAATAGCTTCCTTTGAAATCTTTACTCCAGATATAGAAGTATTTTGATTTCCGCTTCCTACAACACCTGCTCCAGATCCACTATAATCTTCTGAATATACGTAATATTCATTAACTATTTTCTGTGTTGTTATATTTGTTTTTGCATCTGTTACCTTTTTAACCTCCTTTACTTTCTTCATAAAGAGAGATTCAATTGGTCGTAATTCTACAATACCTTTTTTAGGATTTTTTTCGTCGATAATAACATGGAAATATATGCGTCCATCCACATACCATTTACGAAACATGGTTTCTCCATTTTTATTAAATTTATAAAGCGATAGTATGTTATCAAATTCCTCAGAAATTTTCTTTTTAATACTATCTGGCTGCTCTAATTCATTAAGAATTATTTCTGCTGGAGCACCGTTAGTAGACGAGGCAATAGCAGCATCAACAATATCACTAACAGCCGAATCACATTCTGGCTGTTGAGCTGCTTCTCTATATTTAATTATCAGATCTCTATCATTAGATGATGCCGTACCATCTAAATCAATATATTGTCCATAATATCCACCAGCTGCAACTGTTGCTGATACTCCATCGTCTTCGGGTTTTGGAGCGAATGATATTACGTCTTTTTCTTTTTTATCTTCTTTCGAAGAAACCCTTTTAGTAATCTGATATCCAAATAGTTCCATATAACTTATTTATAACAAAAATCCCGCTAAGGTTTTTATGCCTTAGCGGGATAGTTTCATCAATTCTTTATTAATTAGGTAGTAATACCTGTATCAGCGATGCCTCTACCAGTAGTCCAATACTGATAAGCAAACTCAACAGTGAATTCTTCAATAGCGTCATTTGAGTCGTAACTCAAATCAATAGCTCCGATATTCACTGGGAAAGCACCCACAATTTTATAATTTTTAGTTATTTTCCCTTGTCTATCAAGTTGTTGAACGTTCAACTGAGCCTGATAGGCTGAAGGACTTAATAAACCAATATTACTTTCGTGTGCATTAATTCTATTCATCCACGCTTCGAAATCTCCCCGAAGCGTATTCTCATTATCGTTGAATACCGTAACTGTCCAGTTTTCGAAGGTACGATCACCCGCAACCTTTAACTGCCGTCCACGATATGGAACATCAATTTGTGCAATGACACTACCAGGTAATTGAGCGCCTTTACACATAAATGAGAATAACTCACTATTGGTAGCTTCAATTCCACCAGTGAGTGTTACTTGAAAGAGATTAGCGCGTGCGCCACCATTTGCAAGTGCTTGTATTTTAAAATCGTCTATATTAGCCATAATAGTTATTTCCTTTCTTTGTTATTTATAATTATTTGCCGACGATTTCAGAGAAATCAACCCCCGTACGAGTAGCAATGAAGTTAAGCGTAATGAAGTTAATTGAACGAGCTGGTTTAATATAGATGTCAGCAACAAAACGGTTAGTGTCAATCACTTCACCAGTATTATTGGTTTCATCACACACAACCAAGAAGTCAGTAATACCACGACGACCTTTAACATCCCGAAGGAAAGGCTCTGTCATATTTCTGAACATCGCACGAGTGAATTCATCATTCAATTCGAACAATTGATACTTGGCAGCTGTTGCAATCGCCTTTTCAAGAACGATGAACAATCTACGAACGTTGATACGGTCGAAAGCACTTGGCTTTGCTTGAGCAGTCTTATCACCGAAGAGCAAGATACCTTGTCCAGGGAATGATACGATTGGATTAACACCAGCTTTATAGAGTTCGTCTCTTTCACCTTGTTTAGGGTTAAACGCAAGTTTAGTAACACCTAATAGGCTTCCACGATTGTAACCAGCAGGTGAGAACCAAGGCTCTGCAAGATCATCTGTCTTAGCACAAAGACCAGCCATATGACCAGAAGCAGGAATCCAAACGTAATTATCAGCATACTTATTGTATACGTATAATGCAGTCGAATCGAATACGCCGTATGAACCTTCTTTTCCTCTTGGTAACCCACCAAATGCTGTTATAACATCGGCTTGTTTACTATTACCAGTAGAAGCAGAAATTGGTGGTGAAACAAATGCTACTGCATCTTTACGTGTTGATGCAATAGTCATCAATGTATTAGCGATAGTATTACCAGTTGCATCAACTTGTGCAAAAAGTAGATTCACATCAACTAATTCTGGATCAGAAAGTACTTCTAAACCAGCTTGAATATCACCAGGAACGGCAACTCCAGGAGTTGCAACATCAATACCGCCACTGAATGTGTATGCTGTAGCACTACCAGCAGTTGGTCGAGCAATATAGATGTAATTTGAATTTTCATTTACTACATCTTGATAGTTATTATTTGAACCATCTTCTTTTCTTGTACCAGCAGTTGTTTGAAGGAATGCCCATTTTTCGAGTTCTTGACCAGCTACTCCAGTAATTTCTCCATTTGCGTCGTATACGAAAACATGAACTTCATCGCCTTCAGGAGCTGCATCAAACTGTCCTTTGATTGAATCAGGAGTATTAGTCCAAGAAGCTGCGTCAATTACGTATGCTGCAAGAGAATTGCCAAGTTCTCCTGGATATCTAGCAAAAAGCAAACCAGGAAGAACAGCGGTACTAGCAGGTGGATAAACACTTTCAAACTCTTCTTCATTTGAGATTTTGTATGCTGAGCTAAACTCGGTTTCTTGCTCATCAAAAACAAAGTTAGCGGCATCAAGCTCAACAACACCTGAACCAGAATCAATACCAACAGTAGTATTAGCAATTACGTAACCAGAACCATCTGCTGTGGAAACAATTGCTGCGATA